TGGTATTCGGACTGCACAAGATTTCTAGCGACTGGAACTATAAGTGTGGGTTATATGTGAGCAAATAATATGGCAACAATCAAAGAAGTAGCAGAACACCTAGACTTAACTACCAAGCGTATGCATGAGCTTTTTAATGAGAATATCCTGATAAAAACAGGTAAATCTGGTGGTCAAGATAAAGATGATTGTCGTGTTAGGTACATTCGTTACTTAAGGTCACTATCTAAAGGTAAAAACACAAGTTCTGGCGATTTAAACGATGAAAGAACAAGATTAACTAAAGCACAAGCCGATAGAGCTGAATTAGAACTACAAGAAAAAGAAGGCGAGCTAATATCAACCGATTTAATCAAAACAATCTGGTCAGACTATGTTGCCAATGTCAGAAGTAAGTTATTAGCCCTACCATCTAAGCTCGGTCACCTAACACAAGCTGCTGAAACTTACGCAGAAGCAGAAGCAATCATAAAAGAATCAATCTACGAATGTTTAGAGGAACTATCAGACGATGCAACAGCTCAAGCCGATTTGGACACAACTGAGTAGTCTCTGGCAACCACCACCAGACCTTAAAGTTGATGAATGGTCAGATAGATATAGAAAACTATCTAGTGAATCATCAGCCGAAGCAGGACAATGGCGAACAGACCGAGTGCCATTCCAAAGAGAAATTATGCAAGTCATCAATGACCCTAGTGTCGAAGAAGTAACTTTCATTAAATCAGCACAGGTTGGTGCAACAGAAGTCTTACTAAATACGATTGGCTATTACATCGACCAAGAACCATCTACCATTCTTTGTATCCAACCCTCACTATCTATGGCACAGGCATTTTCTAAAGATAGGCTTGCACCCATGTTGAGAGATACACCTAATCTGCGAGGTAAAGTCAAAGACCCAAGAAGCAGAGATGCTGAGAATACCACAATGCATAAAAAATTTAGTGGTGGTCACATAACATTAGTAGGTGCTAATAGTGCTAGTGGATTAGCTTCACGACCTATTAGAATATTGTTATGCGATGAGGTTGACAGATATCCTGCCAGTGCTGGCACAGAAGGTGACCCAATACTGTTAGGCAGAAAAAGAACAACAACATTCTGGAATCGTAAGATTATCCTGACATCAACACCCACAATAAAAGGACTGTCAAGAATAGAAAGGGCATACGAAGAATCAGATAAACGAGTGTATAAAGTGCCATGCCCAGAATGTAACCAAAAGCAAGAGCTAAAATGGCAACAAATAACATGGCTTGAAAATAAACCTGAAACAGCTTCACTATCATGCAAACATTGTGGAGCAATTATTCCTGAAAGTAAAAAACAATGGATGTTACTGAATGGCGAGTGGGAAGCACAAGCAGTATCTAAGAAAGTTGGCTTTCATATCTCAGAGCTATATTCACCTTTCAGAACTTGGGTCGAACTTGTAGAAGATTTTTTAGAAGCTAAGAAATCACCTGAATTATTGCAAACATTTGTCAATACTACGCTTGGTGAGTGCTGGGAAGTAGAGCAAGGTGAAAGCATAGATTCTGATGTTTTGTTGGAAAGCTGTGAGCAATACAATCACGAATCAGTACCAGAAGAAGTGCTGATATTGACAGCAGGCATCGATTTACAAAACGATAGATTAGAAGTACAAGTTATTGGCTGGGCTGATAATTACGAAGCATGGGTCATTGAATACAAAATCATCTGGGGCAATCCAGCAACACAAGAAGTCTGGCAAGAATTAGATGAGTTCTTACGTGGTATCTATACCAGTGAAGATGGTAGAAAATTAAATATCGCAGCTACTTGTATTGATAGTGGACACATGACAGACCAAGTTTATGCTTACACTAGAGGCAAAAACCAAAGAAGAATATTCGCTATCAAGGGTGCTTCGCAAGCTGGCAAGCCGATTGTCTCGAAACCTACTTTTGTAGGTCGAAGAAAGACTGCATTGTTTGTCGTTGGTGGTGATACAGCTAAAGAATTCATTCATGCCCGACTAAAAGATGACAAGACTGATTTAATACATTTTCCAAACACACTAGACGATGAATATTTTAAGCAACTTACTGCTGAAAGAAGAGTGCCAAAAATATATAAGGGTAAAACAACACTGGTATGGAAACAAACAAGGAAACGTAATGAAGCACTTGATAATTTCTGTTATGCTTTAGCAGCAGTCCATATTCTGCAACCAGACTTTGGAAGATTGGCAAAACTAGAGCCACAGCAACAAAAACAACAAAATATTCAACAAAAACCATCAGTAATACAAGAAAGACGAAGATTATACAGGAGAAAGCCAAAGAATTTTGTCAATTCTTGGAAAGAATAGCTATAATTTAGGTTAAAGTATTTCACATGGCTAATTTATTTGATAGAGATAACTACCCTAAGCAAGAACCAGACCTTTTAGTAGTAGGCGACAGATGGACTTGGAGACGACCCGACTTAGTTGCTGACTATCCAACAGCAGATTACGCATTAACTTATGAGTTCCACGAAGATAGTGGTGGTGGTGGCTCACATAAATTTACACTTACAGCAACAGAAACTACTGATGATTACTTAATTGAAATAGCTAGTGCCACAACAGCTAATTACTCTACTGGTGATTTCCATTGGTATGCTTTTATCACTAGAACATCAGACAGTGAAAGAATAGCGATTGACGATGGCTATGCCAAAATAGAGCTAAACTTTGCTGATACAAACGCTGACCACAGAAGCCACGCTAAAAAAGTATTAGATGCCATAGAGGCAGTGCTAGAAAACAGGGCATCGCAAGACCAGATGAGTTATAGCATAGCAGGTCGGTCATTATCAAGAATGTCTATTGATGACTTGATGAGATTTCGTGATAGATACAGAGCAGAGTACAATCGTGAACTTAAGAAATGGCGAATCAAAAACAAACAAGACACAGGCAATACAATTAAAGCAAGGTTTTAACTATGGCAATCTGGGACAACTTATTTAAACAACGTAAAAAAGCAGTTAGAAAATTTAGAAATTACAAAGCTACGCAATCAGGTAATTTGTTTGCTGACTGGATTAGTGGGTCATCTAATGCTGATAGCAATATCAGATTTAATATCAGAAAGATAAGAGATAGATGTCGTGAACAAGCACGCAATAATGATTACGCAAAAAGATATTTACAATTACTAGTTACGAATGTGGTTGGGCAGAATGGCATTAGACTACAATCCAAAGCACGCAACGCTGACAATAGCTTAGATATCATCGGCAACAATGTGCTAGAAAGAGAGTGGGCTAAATGGGGCAAAAGAGGAAATTGTACTATCGATGGCAAATTATCATTCTTAGATGCTCAAAAATTATTCATCGAAACTTTAGCACGTGATGGTGAAGTTTTAGTTAGACACATCACATCTAACAATCCTAATGACCCTTATCGCATCCAATTTTTAGATGCTGATTATCTTGATGAAGAAGAAAACAAAGTAATGAACAATGGTCAAGAAATCATTATGGGTGTTAAACTAGACAAATACAAAAAACCAATCAGTTACTACCTTTTTAAAGAACATCCTCATAACAAACAATTTGGTCGACACGATAGAACACACATCGAAGTGCCAGCCGAAGATATCATTCATGCGTATCAACTAGATAGACCTGAACAAACTAGAGGTCTACCATTTATGACGACAGCACTAAACAGACTAAAGATGTTGGATGGTTATGAAGAAGCAGAGCTAGTTGCAGCACGTGTTGGGGCATCGAAAATGGGTTTCTTTACTTCACCTGCTGGTGATGGTTATACAGGCGAAGATACTGATGATGATTACACACCAGTGATGAACGCTGAAGCTGGGACATTTGAACAATTACCAGATGGCATGGGTTTCCAATCATTCGACCCACAACATCCGACATCAGGTTTCGATGCTTTCCATAAATCAGTATTGCGAGGTATTGCATCAGGATTGGGTGTTTCTTATGTGTCACTAGCTAACAACCTAGAAGGTGTCAATTACTCATCAATCAGACAAGGCACACTAGAAGAACGTGACAACTTCAGGATTTTGCAAAGATTTATGATTGACCATTTTATTGAGCCAGTCTTTCAAAAGTGGCTATTACAAACCATGTCATTCAAAGATGGTTTCTTATTACCACCAGATAAATACAACAAATTTGCCGATAATGTTGAATTTAATCCGAGAAGTTGGGGTTGGATTGACCCCGTTAAGGAAGTCAAAGCTAATGTGGATGGTCTCAATGCAGGTGTTGTAACTATGCAAGACATTCAAGCCAATTATGGTCGTGATGTGGAAGAATTGTTTGAGCAACATCAAAGAGAAGAAGAGCTGGCTAAACAATACGACATCAAGACAGCGTATCAGCCATTCGGTGCTGCAAAGATGCCACTAGATGCTGAGATACAAAAAGCAGAGGATGAGGATGAGCAAGGGGAGTAAACAACGTCCTAGCTCTATAAAAAAAGAGCAATTTAACCAAAATTGGGACAAAATATTCGGTAAAAAGAAGAAAAATGGCAAGCTATAAACCAACAGCAGGCATGAAATCAGAAGCTCAGAAGGGCTTAGACTGGCGAAGAGAACATGGCAGAGGTGGTACAGCAGTAGGTATCGCTAGGGCTAGAGACATTGTCAGTGGTAAAAATCTATCAGAATCTACTGTCAAAAGAATGTATAGCTTCTTCTCACGACACGAAGTAGACAAACAAGGCGAAGGTTTTACACCCGATGAAGATGGTTTTCCGTCTAATGGTCGTATTGCATGGGCATTATGGGGTGGTGATGCAGGTTTTAGGTGGTCAAAAACGATTGTAGATAGACTTAAGAAAGAAGATGATGGTAGAATGGCAGAAGATATGGACAATAAAGTAGAAAGACAT